CCTTTTGGTGAGAGGGGTTACTTTTATAAGACTAACAGTCCTACTAAGAGTAATACAATTAACCTTAGAAATACACTTTTAATAAAGGTCCCTAAGCTTAGAATCTCTATTGAGATTTTAAGTAATAGTTACTATGAATCCATTCGAGATAAGTTTACCCATCTCTAATATGACAAAGACCCATTCCTTGTCCTATTAAAGATGTTATCAACTTTAATAGACGCAACATCTTTAGCCGAGTTATATAAAGATAACTAAGACTAATTATGTTAAAATCTATTAAGAATTTTAATTCTATCTTGAAGAAGATTCATAAGTTCTATGAATTGGGGATGCATCGTAAGTTGAATATTATTATACTGATTATAAAACTTAGACATTAAATGTCCAGTTAAATCATCAGTTAAATGATAATCGCCCTGCGATACTGTACTAGCAATACCGCCTGTAAGTATCCTTTTCAAATAGAGAAGGCCTATACTTAAATCAGGAGGACAAACTAGATCATCATTTGAATTTCAACTATTGAAAAGTTTATAAACTTTTCATAAGTTAGAAATCCAAATGATTGATCTAGTGCTAGCTCTAAGGTAATAATCTGTCTTTGTACTGACTTATTAACTTGAAAAAAGAAAGTTTCATACTTCCTACTTTTCTTGTTATAAATTAGTACAGAGATAGATTTATACAATTGATTCACCACAAAATTTACCAAAGAAGTTTGATAAAGAACTGGATTATTCTTAATCTTTATAAAATCATACAAAATTGAAAAACAATTTGTAGATTTTTAAAATTAGAAATAATCCCCTTTAAAGGGATTCCAGTTAATTCTTTAACATGTTCAGAGGGTTTGATCCAACGTTTAGTGAATTCATAAGTCTGTTTTGACTTATGAGTTTTCTAAACTAAGATCTCAACCCCTAAACCTTCCATCACTTCAATGTATGTTTCGGCAATGGCATCATTTTTAATAATAATGTCATCACCTAATATTATGTACTGATCAAATGATTTAAAACCATTTAATCTAGCACAAAAATATACAATGAAATGATGAGTTAAGGTAAATACCGCTCAAGATGAGTAAGTACCCATAGGTTGACCACAACTATATTTAAAGGTTTTTACCTTTATTTAAGTGAAAGTCATCCTCTTGGATTCCAAATTCCCTTTCAGATAATAAAGTTCTTCAATTAGAACTTATATCTTTATTATAAATAAAAGATAGAAGTCTTTCTTGAAGACTGATTGGGAAACGATCTGTTGCGGCGGATAAATCAAGACTATAGAAATGTTCCCCATTATCTTTTCATTTATGGAAAGGTTTCTG